AAATCCTGCGGGAGTTAAATCCCGTACCGGTTCGATTCCGGTCTCGGGCATTTGAAAAAGGGCTTCGGTAGACTATCGGGGTTCTTTTTTTTGCCTAATGTGTCGAAAGGTTTTTGATATGAAAATGTTAAAAATTTCTTGACATTATCAATAAGCTGTGGTAAAATTATCATTGCTTGATAATCCTCGATAGCTCAGCGGTAGAGCATCCGGCTGTTAACCGGAGGGTCGTAGGTTCGAATCCTACTCGGGGAGCTCCGGCCCGTTGGTCAAGCGGCTAAGACGCGGCCCTCTCACGGCTGAAACAGGAGTTCGATTCTCCTACGGGTCATCATCTCTGTTTCAAAAGGGAGAAAATTTAATATGGCGACATAGCCAAGTGGCTAAGGCAGAGGACTGCAACTCCTTGATCTCCAGTTCAAATCTGGATGTCGCCTTAAAGAGAAGAGAGTGGAAGTATAAATGCTTTCACTCTTTTTCGTTGTATATAAAAATAATTATCAACAAATGCCTTTTCAGTTGACAGCTTTTACAGGGATTATATATAATAAATACAACAACAAAACTAGGAGGACAGAGTAATGAACATAAATCCAGAGTCATGGAAACAGGATTTACCAGCTTTTAAAGAAAAAACAGATGCTTTTTACAGAGGAGAAGTTCCTAAAAATCAGTACAAAGGATTTTCAGGTTTTTATGGTAGTTATGCTCAAAAGGGTGGCAAAGCCAGTATGCTCCGTCTTCGTATGACAGCAGGTCGAGTAACAAAAGAAAAAATGGCTTTTGTTACAGATTCCATAAGAAAACACAATATTAATCATTTACATTTTACTACTTGTCAGACAATACAGCTACACGATTTACAGCCGGAAGTTCTCTATCCTGTTATGGAAAATGCACTTTCACATAATATTGTAACTATGGGTGGTGGTGGAGATTTTCCTCGTAATGTAATGTGCCCACCTCTTTCCGGTGTTGAACAAGGGGAATATTTTAATGTATTGCCTTACGCAGAAATTGCGGGAGAATACCTTATGAATTTTATAAAGGCTGAAAAAATGCCTAGAAAATTAAAGGTTTGTTTTTCTAATTCTCCAAAGAATTTTACTCACGCAACATTTAGAGATTTAGGTTTTGTAGCCAATGAAAATGGAAAATTTGATGTATATAGTGCCGGTGGTCTTGGCAACAACTATAAAATGGGCGTTAAAGTAGCTGAAAATGTAGAGCCTAATAAAATATTGTTCTATATTAAAGCTATGTGGTTGACTTTCCGTACCTATGGAAATTATGAAAACAGAGGTAAGGCAAGGAGTCGTTATATGCAGGAGGCTTTAGGCGGTGCTGAAAACTATGCAAAAGCCTATAACGAAAAACTTCAAGAAGTTTTTGCATCTGGAGAGGATTTAAACATTGAGCCACAGTCTTTGGAATTTAGTAAAAAGAGTAATGGTACTACAGCAGAGGGTTTTGGAGTAATTCCTCAAAAACAAGAGGGACTTTATACAGTTATGTGGCACCCAATAGGTGGTCAGCCTAATGCAGAAGTATTTTGCAAGTTAAATGACTATATACAGAGTGTTGAAGGTGCTGAACTGAGATTATCTCCTGATGAAAGTGCTTATATTATAAACCTTACTGGTAATGAGGCAAAGGAAGTTTTAGCTATTACTGATGAAAATACTGCCAAAAATGTATTTGAAACATCTGTAAGCTGTATTGGTGCAAGCATTTGTCAAGTAGGTCTTAGAGATTCTCAAAGTCTTTTAAGAGCTTGTGTTGATGCTGTTAAAAAGGCAAACATAAATGAAAATGCACTTCCACAAATCCATATTTCCGGTTGCCCATCTTCTTGTGGTACACATCAAATTGGTGCCTTAGGTTTCAGAGGTGCTGTAAAGTCTGTAGACGGTAAGCCACAGCCAGCTTTTATACTCTATGTAAATGGTTGTGATATACAGGGAAAAGAGCTTTTTGGCCACGAAGTTGGTACTATTTTAGCATCTGATATTCCTGAATTTATTGTAGAGTTAGGTCATACTGTTGAAAATAGTGGCAAGGACTTTAATTCTTGGAATGATGAAGAAAATAAAATTGATAAAATAGCAGAAAAGTTTGTTAAATAAAATATTTCTTAAAAGCTGATGTTATTTCTACATAGGGATAACATCAGCTTTTTTTATAAATTAACGAAGATAATTAATTAATCAAATAGAGCTTAGAAACATTGATTTTTTGGCTATTTTATAGTATTATTATGTGGTAAAAACAGGAGGGTGTTATGGCTGAGAATAAAAACACAACTGAAAATAATAAAAATTCTGGTATAGCAGAAAATAACGAACAGCTTTGGGAAAGAATTATGGAGAAAACCCAAGACGAGTTCTTAGATGATAGTGAAGAAAATTCAGAAAAAATAGAAGAAATAGAAGATTTAAAAAATGACATAGAGGAAACAGAAGAACATGGGGGAAAGGCTGAAAGTACCGAAGATACTGAGGATACAGAAGAAGGAAAAGAGCCAGAGGAAATGAAAGAAAAATCTGCAAAGAAGAAAAAGAGAAGTATATACAGTAGTACATTAAACTATATTTCTGGTTTTACAGGAAGTTTAAAGGCTGTTGTCATAGCTGTGGCTGTTCTTGCTATTGTAGCAGTTGGTATATTTGTTGCTGTAAATAGTGGCAATATCAAAATAGGCGAGTCACAGGCATCTTTTTCACAGGAATATAGTATGAGTTCACAGGCTCAATTCTATAGCTGTAACAACAGTATTTTCTTTAGTTCTAAAGACGGTATGTCTTTACTTGACAAAAAAGGCAATACTGTATGGACAGATACATTCTCTATGACAACACCTGTTATGTTAAGTGATGGCGAATATACAGCTGTTGCTGATAAAGGTGCTAAAACTATGAATGTATACAACCTTAAAGGCAAGGCTTATACAGTAAATACAGAGGGTGTTATAACTACTTTTGCTATTAATCCTTTAGGCTATAGTGTTGTTATGTGCCAAAGTTCAGGGGAAAGTGATTATACAGCATTTTGTTATTCTCCAGACGGAAAGGTTGCATTTAAGGGTAGTTATGTAGCAAAAGACGGACTTCCAGCAGCTATTGATATTTCTGATGACGGTAGAATAATTGGTATTAGCTTTATAAATATTTCAAGAATAAAGATTAAGTCAAAGGTAAACTTCTACTTTGTAAATACAGAAGATGCTAAGACTACAGATAATTCTGATGCTATTTTCTCTGGCGTTGAAATGGATAGCGAAGTGGCTGCCATTGTTCACTTTATGCCAGACAACAGCTGTATTGTGTCAACAGATTCTAAACTTTACAGCATTGGTGGTAGAATTACAAACAAGGAAAATTACAAAGAAAATTGGAAGATTGAATATCCAAACTATGTTTCAGCTTTCAACATAGTAGACAATAAATATATTGCAGTTGCCTACGGCAGTACAAAGACAATTACTGACAATAGTGATAATGTAAATACTGTACATTGGTACAATATGAGAGGCAACGAAATAGGTTCTGCTAAATTTGATGAAACTATTACAGCTATGTATTCTAATATGGAAAGTACAATAGTTGCTATGGGTAAAGTATTTGATGCTATGGATGTAAGGGGCAAGCACCTTTGGGAATACAGAGCATTACAGACTGTAAACAGCATGCAGTTATTTGATTCAACAGACAGAGTTATACTTGCTACAGCTAACAAAATGCAACTTTTCAGCGTTAAAAAGGGTGCTAATATGGTAGAGGATAACGAGGCTTTGGACCCTAACGGCGAAGATACATCAGTAGAAACTACTACAGCATCTACTACAACCGCTCAGACTACATCAGCAAGTTAGGAGAGAGATAATTGAGTGATTATATAATGGGATTAATACAAAATCCTGTAGACCTTATTATTTTACTTATAATTATATACTTTATGGCTCATGGGGCAAAGAAAGGTTTTATAATCTTTGCCCTCAGAGGCTGTTATAAATTGATTTCAATAGGTGGTTCTTATATTATTTATCCGTTTATTACAACTCTTATGAGAACTACACCTATTTTTGATATGGTAAGTAATGTGGTTAAGAAAAGTCTTAATCTTCAAAATGTGGCATCATCTACACAACAACAGCAGATAGATGCTATCAACAGCCTTTCTGTGCCACAACCTATTAAGACTATGCTTTTAGACAACAACAATTCTGTTGTACATGGCTTATTAAATGTTCAAAATGGTGTTGCTGACTATATTTCAAGATATATTGCAAACATTATTTTAAATATTTGCGTTGGTATTATAGTTTATTTTATATTTTCTTTTGTTCTCAGAACTATTATGAAGTTAGGTAGGTTTATATCAAAGCTCCCAATTATAAGCACTTTTAATGCCATTGCCGGTGGTGCTTTAGGTATTGTAGGTGGTGTAGTTTTTGTATGGGTAATATTTACAGTAATGAACATATTTATTACTAACGACTTTTTCAGCGTTTTAAATGACAAAATAGCTACATCATACCTAGGTAAATACCTTTATGACAACAACTTAATTTGGAATATTATTAAAAACAACTTATTTATGAGATAGAATTTTAGGAGAAAGTATGCTTGAAAAATATGTAACAATAAAAGGCACAGGTCAGGCTGAAGTAGTAGAAAAAAAGTCCAGATTTATTGCCAATGTAGTTCCTGTTCATTCAGAGGAGGAGGCTATGGCAGAAATCGAAAAGTTCAGAAAAAAATACTATGATGCCAGACACAATGTATTTGCTTTTCAGGTAGGTAATGAAAAGCAGTTACAGAGATACAGCGATGACGGAGAACCTAGTGGTACAGCAGGTATGCCTGTTTTAGATGTTATAAGAGGCAGAGATATTCACGATGTTCTCATTGTCGTAACCCGTTATTTTGGTGGCACATTACTTGGCACAGGTGGTCTTGTAAGGGCTTATGGTCAAAGTGCCAAAGAGGGTTTAGCTGCTGCTGGACTTATAGAAAGAACATTGTACAAGGCTGTTCATGTTAAAACTGACTACAATATGTCAGGCAAGGTACAGTACGAGGCTTTAAATACTGGAAATATTATAAAGGATACAATTTACACAGACAATGTGGAATTTATAATTCTAGTAGAAAGCAACGATGTAGAGGGTTTTGTAAAGAGTATTGTCAATCTCACATCAGACAAGGCTGAAATTGTTGTGGGAGAAGAAGAATATTTGGATAAAGTAATTGAATAGGTAAAACATTTTAAGGCTCATTCCTAAGGGAATGGGTCTTTTTTTGTGCGAAAAAATTTAGGTGTTGGGTGGGGGTGGATTTAGGATTTAGGGTGTCGATGATGTTTAGGAGTTCGAGAGGGTACGGATTAAGTCGCATATTAGCTTTGCTAATATGCTTTAATCATTAGAGAAAAGGATTTAGGGTGTCAATGATGTTTAGGTATTCGAGAAAGTACGGGTCAAGTCATACATTAGCGAGGCTAATGTATTCTGACCCTTAGTTTTTTTCTTTTTTTTATGTGGACTTTGTCCACACAATGGGCGTTGCCCCTTGACCCCATAAGCCTTTAAAAAGGCTTAACCTAAACTTTTCTATTTTATTTTTATTCTTTTTATGTTTTTTCAAATTTTTTTATAAAATTTGAAAAATATGTCACGAAATGTCATGGTAGTTGATTTATTATCCAAGATGTAGCAAGGAGATGTTACAGAAAGGAGGAAGCAACATGTTTAATTTTCAATTTCCCTTTTTTCAGACAGAGCGAATTAACAAAGGAATAGAAAATGGTTTTATGACAAGTGAAGAATACATTTTAGAGCAGATAAAGGAATTTGAAAGTTCCATAAAAAGGCGAAATATGATAAAGGGTTACGAATATTTTACTGGCAGGCATGATGTACTTTTAAAGAAAAGGACAGCCATTGGCATAGGTGGAGAGCCTACAGAAATACACAATGTACCCAACAACAGAATTGTTGACAACCAATACAGAAAGCTAGTTATTCAAAAGGTTAATTATTTATTAGGCAAGCCTATAACATTAAACAGCAGTAATTCCAAGTTAAACAAGGTCTTAAAGGAAATATTTAATGCTGACTTTGATATGACATTAAAGGCTATTTGTGAGGACAGTTTAAACTGTGGTTTAGGTTGGTTATTTACTGGATATGACAGCAATGGAAATTTTGCTTTCAAGCGAATAAATCCATGGGAATTAGTTCCTATTTGGGAAGACAGTGAACACAAGGCTTTATCCTACGCCATAAGGTTTTATGATGTAGTCAATTACAAGAACAAGAAAAGGATTACAAGGCGAAAAATTGAGGTTTATGACAGAAAAGGTATAAGCAGATTTTACATAGACAGAGGAAAAATGGTACATGACGGCAAGGAGTGGTTTACGCCATATTTTTGTACAAGCAAACAAGGTTACGGTTGGGAGAAAATACCCCTTATTGCCTTTAAGTACAACCATTGTGAAGAACCTCTCATATTAAGGGTAAAGTGTTTACAAGACGGACTTAACATTTTAGAGAGCAATTTCCTCAATTCTATGGAAGAAGACCCTAGAAACACCATTTTAGTTCTAAAGAATTATGATGGCGAAAATCTAGGAGAATTTAGACAGAATTTGTCTACTTACGGTGCTGTCAAAGTAAGAACCATTGACGGTGCTATGGGTGGGGTTGAAACACTATCCATACAGGTAAATGCTGAAAATTACAAGGCTATAATTGATATTTTCAGAAAGGCTGTTATTGAAAATGGTATGGGTTATGATGCCAAAGATGACAAGTTAAGTGGCAATCCTAATCAGCTTAACATAAAGAGTATGTATTCAGACATTGACATTGACGCCAACAATATGGAAATGGAATATCAGAGTTCCTTAATGAAAGTTATATGGTTTGTCAAACAACACCTTGCCAATACTGGCAGAGGAAGTTTTGGAAATATTGAAACCAAGCCTATTTTTAACAGAGATATGCTTATAAATGAAAGTGAAGCAATAGACAACTGTATCAAGTCTTTAAACATTATAAGCAAGGAAACAGCTATTTCAAAGCATCCATGGGTAGAGAATTTGGAAAAAGAACTAAAGAGAGTAGAAAAGGCAAAGGAGGAGAAGATTGGAGAACAAAATTTACATAAACCACAGGGGAACAATATTCAATCCTGAGCCTATTGAAGAAATACAATGGTCTACAAGGTTATATGGTGCTGGGGAGCTTAAATTCAAAGTATTAAAGGACAATGTAATGGATTTTAAGGAGGGGGACCAAGTTACCTTTTACAGGAACAATATTCCTATATTTAAGGGTTATGTTTTTTCTAAGGAAAGGCATAAAAATTCTCCCATTACTGTACTTTGCTATGACCAGTTAAGGTATTTTAAGAATAAAGACACATACACTTACAGCAACATTACAGCTAGTGGTTTACTAAAAATGATTGCCAGCGACTACAATCTGACAACGGGAGATATAGCAAATACAGCCTATGTACTACCACCTAGAATTGAAGACAATTCTACACTTTTTGACATAATGTACAATGCTTTGGAAAGTACGGAGAAATACAACAGGCAAAAGTATGTTTTATATGATGATTTTGGAGCTATTGTCTTAAAAAATTCCCTTTATATGGGTTCTAGTTTTTTAGCTGACAGTAGTGACATTATTGAGTATAAATACACAAGCTCTATTGACTCAAATGTATACAACAGCGTAAAGCTAAAGTATGAAAAAACTACAAAATATACGCATACCAGTAATGTATATACAGCCAAGGATACTGAAAAAATAAAGGAATGGGGACTTTTGCAACTTTATGAGCATATTGGAGAGAATATAGACGGTAATGCCTATGCAAATATGCTTTTAAACAAATACAAAACAAAGTCCAGAACTTTGAAAATATGTACCTTTGGAGATATTTCAATGAGGGCAGGAACTATTATAAATGTCAATTTAGACATTGGGGACTTTGTACTTAACAACAGGTTTACTGTCAGAGAGTGTGAACATACCTACAGAGATAATGAGGAGTATATGTGGCTTACTGTTGACGGAGGTGTTTTAAATGAGTGATTTATGTAATGCTGTAAAAATATTAGCACAGGAGGCTATTAATTCTCAAAAGCCTTTGGAGGCTGTTTTTGGAAAGGTTATAAATGAAAGTCCATTAAAAATAGAAACAGAGCAAAGGCTTATTCTTACAAAGGATTTTATTACTGTAGCTGAACATTTGAGAGAAAGGACAATAAATGTTCATATAGATGACAGAACTGTAGCTATGAAAATAGATAACAGCCTCAAAAAAGAAGACACCGTAATTATGCTAAGGCAACAAGGTGGTCAGAGATACATTGTACTAGACAGGGAGGGATAAGTGTGACACCGGAAGTAATAAAAGCAGAAGAAATTACACAAAGCCCTAGTTATACCTACAGGCTTAAAAGTACAGAAGTAAAGGGTTATTGTGACAGTCTTGAGGCTTTAAGGCAGAGTATATATTGTATTCTCTCTACTGACAGATATGACTACATTATATACTCCAGAAATTATGGTATTGAAATAAAGGACCTTATAGGAAAGCCTATTTCCTATGTTTGTGCTGTTATAAAAGGCAGAATTGAAGAAGCACTATTAATTGATGACAGAATAGAAAGTGTGACAGACTTTGTCATTACAAAGGGAAAGGGGTCTGTACTTGTAGCATTTACAGTTGTTTCGTCTATGGGTGATGTGAAAATAGAAAAGGAATTTGAATTTTAGGGGGAATTAAATGTACGAAAATTTAACTTATGAAAGAATAATGAGCAGAGTTCTTGCCAATGTTCCTAGTAATGTAGATAAAAGGCAAGGCTCTGTAATATATGATGCTGTTGCCCCTGTATGTAGTGAAATAGCTCAGATTTATGTTGCTTTAGACAACTGTCTTAATGAGTCCTTTGCTGATACAGCACAGAGAGATTACTTAGTTTTAAGGGCAAAGGAAATAGGTCTTGAGCCTAAGAAAGCTACCAATGCCATTCTCAAGGGAGAGTTTCAGGGGAACATTGATATTGGAGATAAATTTGCCCTTGATGACTTGAGATACACCGTTACAGAAAAAATAAGTGATAGTGTTTACAAACTAAAATGTGACACAGCAGGAAGTGTGGGAAATACCAAGTTTGGAACTCTTATTCCTATAGAATACAATCCATACCTTGTGTCAGCTATGCTTACTTCTGTTATTACAGAGGGAGAAGATGAGGAGGACACAGAAAGCTTCAGAGCCAGATATTTTGAAAATATAGGAAGTAAGGGCTATGGTGGAAATAAGGCTGATTACATAAACTGGGCAAAGGCTATAAGT